GCCATTGTGGATATGGTTATGTATTCCTAATGCTAGATAAATCAAACAGATTATACCGAAAATAATAGCTAATTTTTTAGAACGCATTTTCTTGATCCCTTCTAGTTTTTGAATTTATACAAGCTTGTAATATATCTAAATCAATATTACAAGCTTCTAGAAATTCTAGAAGTTTAGGGAACATCTGCGAAGCTCTGCAAATGTTCCCTTGCTTCTGTTACTTGTTTAGTTTCTCAGCTTTTAACATGTCTCCCATCATTTGCAAGATAGCTTTCGTATCCTTTCCGTCCTTTTTGGCATCCTTTAACATTAGGATGATAGCTTTTGCGTATTCTTCCTCTGAGGCTGGTTTGACTATCTCTGTAACCTCTGCCTCTGGTTCTGTAGCCTCTGCCTCTGTTGTCTCATTAGCGTCTGCTACTTCCTTTTCAAGTTTCTTGATTGCCGCTGTTGTGTGTTTTTTCAGTGAGGAAAGGGAACTAGTTTTTTTATCCTTTGCAATGCGTTCCTCTAATACTGTTAAAGCCTCGTTTTTATATTCAGAATACCATATGATATCCGATCTCATGGTATTCCTAGCCGTTGGACATGAGATACCTTGTAATAATTCACCGTAATTGGTGCCGTTTTCTTTGTCATAATTTTTGACTTGTTTTTGAGACCAATTATCAAAACCGACGGCCTTTTTAATTTTGTTTAATTGTTTGGCGGTAACATCTACCAATGACACGGCGTCTCCAGCATGGGGAAACTCCCTTGCTACTGCCTCACCTAGGCAAACATCAACTAATTTACCCTTAACTGCTCTGTACCCTATAGACTTTAAAAAAGTAGCTTGCTGATTGTTGTCGTATTTTTTCCAGTCTTTGTTAATCTCGTTGATTAGTGTGTTGCTCATTGTCTTTGTTCCTTGTGTTAAGTTTCAAAAATTGTCGTCATTGTGGCGACAAGCAGAATATGCAAGAAAACTAAAAAATAGTCAAATTGTGATAAATTATCCAATGTTTTCAATGGCTTAATTTTTGATAATTTAGGGAATGATGATCGTTAATTATAGGTTTTATTTAATGTTATCAATGACTTACAAGGTTGATTTGGCCTGTATATCGTCTATATCTGATATAAAATGGCTAGTTTCTGGGAATGTATAAAATAAAATAATGGTGGATTTGCTAGGGTTTGGGTATCGTGGTGTGGCATTACAGAGACGAAGGCGACGATATACACCGGCTATCTCTGTAATTCTTCTAGAATTTCTAGAAAATCCTGCAAATATATTTTAAAGGTATCTGTTGTTCAAAAAATCGGCATTTATAAAGTCTCGCACGATACACCCGCCCACAAAAATTCGCCGCCACTGTATATATATAAAACAGCACTGACAAATATTCTTAAAAAATTACGGACTTCTCTTCAAAAAACCAATCAGCGGCTATAAAGTTACTTTAAAGTTACTTTAATTTATATTATTTATATTTATTTTAATTTAATAGTTGCATTGGAGGACTAAATAGTGTATAATAGTATCTATGGAATTACTAGAAAGTACTAACGAGTACCTACAACCCTTTATTAATCTAAAAGATTTACTAGATACTAAAGTAAATCAAGAATCTAGCAGTGATTTTCTTACGTTTGTTAGAATGATGGCTCCTATGCTTGTCTCTGATTGGCGAATGGGAAGACATATAGAAGTTATATCAGATAAACTAAAAGATTTAGAGTCTGGTAAGATAAAACGGCTGATGGTCTTTCTTCCACCACGGTCTTCTAAGTCTGTTATCTGCTCTAAACTCTTTCCTGCTTGGTATATTGGTAGGAATCCTGCACATGAAATACTGACTGTCTCCCATAGTGACCAGTTATCCAGTGATTTTGGACGATCTGTACGAGATGTGGTGAATACAGAAGAATTTCAAAAGATATTTAAAGGAGTCTCTTTAAGGAGCGACGTAAGAGCCGCTGGTAAGTGGAAGACAAACCAGAATGGGACGTACTATGCTGCTGGTGTACGCTCTCAAATAGCTGGTAGGGGCGCACATATTGCTATATTGGATGATGTGATGTCTGAAGAGGACGCAATCAGTGCATCAGGTAGGAGGTATATCAAGGAATGGTACCCAGCAGGGCTTAGAACCCGTATTATGCCCAACGGCTCTATAGTTATTATCAATACACGCTACCACTATGATGACCTATGTGGCTGGTTGCTAAAACAACAGGAGAATATGGGAGAGTTTGAAACAATCCCATGGGAAGTGATTAGAATACCTGCATGGGTGGACGAAGAAGCAGCGCAATTGCTTGACTTACCTGTAGGCTCTAGTTACTTTCCCGAATGGAAGAGTGATGATATCCTGAGAATGGACGAGAGTGAGATCAAAGCAAGTAATGGTAGCCGATACTGGAACGCCCTCTACATGCAAGACCCCACACCAGAAGAAGGTGGGATTATAAAGAAGAAATGGCTGAAGTATTGGGAATATGAAGAACCGCCTAGCTGTGATTTTATAATACAAACATATGATACTGCATTCTCTACCAAGACTACGGCTGATTACAGTGTAATACAGACATGGGGTATATTCTCCATGTATAATCAGGATGAAAAAGGATATGAAGACTTTACCCCCAACCTAATCTTATTAGGAAATATCAGAGGTAGGTTTGAATATCCAGAACTAAGGAAGCTTGCACAGAAACTTTACAATGAACACAGACCAGATGTGTGTATGGTGGAGAAGAAAGCCAGTGGACAGTCTCTGATACAGGATATGAGAAGGGGTGGTCTACCTGTACTGGAGTATACACCTGATAGAGATAAGGTATCTAGGGTATACTCTGCCTCACCTATCATAGAAGCTGGTAGAATGTGGATACCCAATAACAAGAAGTGGTCAGATGAATTAATAGAAGAATTACTAAGATTTCCCAATGCGGCCCATGATGACCAAGTGGATGCCATGACAATGGCTATACACTATATGAAGGAGTCTTGGCACCTGACACACCCCGATGATCCAGAGTATGATGATGAAGTAACAGAGAAGAAAAAAACTTATTGGACATTTTAATTTGCATTGAAGCAAAAAGTATGGTATAATAGTGTATAACAAAATATTGGATAATATATGGTTATAATTTAAAAGGAGAGCAGTCATGGAGTGGTTGATTCAAACGCTGGGTGCAAAGACTTGTTGTATTCTATCAAGCGGTGTAGGTGGTGTAACAAATGTATTAACAAAGAAGAACTTTAACTGGACTGCTTTAAAGGATATTATTCTAGCAGTTATCGTAGGGTGGATAGCTGCAGAGTGGTTTATACCACCCATAATGAAACACTGGGCCTTGGATATGACTTGGGGTCCAGCCATAGCATTCATGATTGGGTACTGTGGTATTAGATTACTACCAAAGGCAGAAGAGATTATTGCAACACGATTATCGAAGTGATTTAGAAAAGGTATTATTTATATTATCATTGTCCAACAAGCATGAGAACTGGAATATAAAAGATATACAAAGATTGGTTATACCACCACTAAAGTTAAACCAATACAGAATATATGTAGATGAAGAAGTTCCACTATGTTATGCAAGTTGGGCGATGTTACCAGAAGAAGCTGAAGAAGGTTATAAAAATAGAACAAGAAAGATTCAACCACACGATTGGAACAGTGGAGATAACCTTTGGTTGATAGATGTGATATGTCCTTTTGGTGGTACACGTATTGCAATTAAGAGATTGGATAACCTAAGAAAAGAATTAGGATTACCAAATAAAGTTAATTTTAAACGGTTGGGGAGCAATAGGGTGAACAATGTTGAAAGAATTTAAAAAACAAATGTGGAATGATGGCCCTGCTAAACAGCCGTGGTTAAACTACTTCAATGAATATGAACTTCAGCATTGCTGCTTTGGTAGTGATGGTGGTAATGATGATAATGGTGATAGTGGTAAGACGGATAATACAATCAGTGGTAGAGAAGGAGAAGACTTAACACCAGAGCAAGAAAAAGCTGAAGACAAAGCACAGGCTGCAAGAGATGCGGCTGAAGTAGCAGAAATGGGAGGAACAAACCCTAATACCCAAGGTCAACCTGACCCATACGGCGACTCTAATACTGGAGAGGGCTTTGGTATATCATTTGGACCTGATGAAGAAGGTAAATTACCCGGTGATGAATATGATCCTGAACAAGATTTTTATGCTGTTACTGATCCTAATACAGGAACGACTTCAGTTAAAGATGGAACAGGTAAAGATGTTACAGATGAAGTTGGATATAATGATTTAGTTGATTTAGGATTTTTTGATAAATTAGATACAGGTATTCAAGATTTTGATAAAAAACAAGCTGATGCACTAAATAGAGAATTTGCAGCTAAAGACCTTGATGCACAAGTAGCTGTGGATAAATTTGGTA